GACACAAGGAATTAGAAAAACAAATTCCACCCGAAGATGATAATTATCCACCAACACCTAAAAAAGAAAAAGTTGTTGAAGATGTTATAGATGTTTTGAAACCACACGAAGAAATGAAATCAAAGGTAGAAACACAAATAACAGATGCTGTTACCGTAACTAAAAAACAAAAAAAGAAAAAAGAAAAAAAACCTTTGGAAGTTTCCGAAGAAAATGTTATATTAGAACAAGATAAAATTGAAAAGACATTCTATGAAGAACAACCTAGACCTGATTTAGGATATAGGAGAGGAATATCTTTGTAGTAATGTCATTGTTGTATTTTAACCAGGAGTTCTGTTATGAACGATTTTTATGATGGTGAAGAAGTTGTTGAAGAAAATCAAGTAAACAATAAATCAAAAGAAAAAGAAAATGATATTCCAGTTCGTTGGAAGGAAGCAACAACTCAAATGGATTATGGAATTGATGTAGATGCATCAACCGTTTTGTTATTCGGTGAAATCATGGATGGATCTTTGTATGATATTATCACTCGTATTCGTGCGATACTACACATGAGAACGGAAGAACATAAAAATGATCCAATCAATCTAATTATAAATTCCGATGGTGGTTCTGTATATGAGGCATTGGGTATTATTGATTATATGCAAAGTCTTGATGTAAAGGTAAATACAATTTGTAGAGGTAGGGCAATGTCTGCCGCTGCTCTCATTCTTTGTGCTGGAACAGGTACTCGTTTGGCTTCCCAATACTCCACTATTATGTTTCACGAAATTAGTTCTGATATTTACGGAAAATCTTCTGATATGAAAGCAAATGTTCAACATATGGAAAAGTTAGAAGAAATACTTTTAGAAATCTTAAAATCAAATTCAAACAAAGATATAGAATTTTGGAAAAATGTTACAATAAAAGATTATTATATTACACCATCTGATGCATTGAATCTTGGTGTTATAGATGTAATAATTCCACCAAAACATAAGAGAGGTTGATATGATGCTAACAATAATTGTATTAACAATATGTTTGGGAATATCTATTTTTGTTAATGTTAATCTGACAAAAAAATTTGAACAGTTAGATGAAATGGCACAAGATAGTGTTGATACTCTATTAGAAAATGAAAAGTTTTTAACAGAGTTAAGAAATAGAATACGGTCACAACAATCCTATTTAAGACAATTAGATAGGATTGGTTCGTTTGAGGCCGATGATGAGACTGGATATTTCTTCAAAGAAATGAAAGATATTGTAAATGATATTTCTGTTTACTTTGGTGAAGAACCATTGGATGACGAAAAGAAAAGTATACTTCAAAATCAGAAACCACCGGATGTTTCATTTCAGAAGGACTATTATTTATGAAACAAAAACGAAGTCCAAAAAAACCAAATGTTTATTTTACACAACAAACGGAAGATGCAATAGTATTGTATAATACATTAGAAGATGAATTTCAAAGAAATTTAATATACACACAAAAAATTCATCCTGCATTTTACAAACTTGCTGAAATTATGATACATAGATTTAAGTTTTACAATTTTGATGTATCACATGAGGATGTTAAACATGAAGTAATTTCTTTTCTACATGAAAAGATTACAAAATATAAGGCAGAAAATGGTAAAGCGTTTTCGTATTTTTCTATTGTTGCTAAAAACTATCTTATTGCAGAAAACAATAAGAATTATTATCATTTCAAACGAAGCCAAGATATTCAAGCAATAGATTTGGAGAGAAATGTTGTTAATGAAAAAATAAGATATGACATGATAGAAGAAAAGAGGGATTTTATAGATTTATTCGTTCAAGTGGTAGAACAAAATCTGTCTTTATTCTTCCCAAAAAATAGAGACATACAAGTTGCAGATGCTATATTATATCTTTTTAAGAGTAGAGAGAACATAGAAAATTATAATAAAAAGGCGATATACATATTAGTAAGAGAAAGAACCGGTGTTAGTTCTCATTACATTACAAGTGTAATATCCAGAATAAAGGCAATATATTCTAAACTGTATCTAAAATATCTTGATGGTGTTAATATAACAAAACTATCTTGGTATGATTTGAATGACATTATTGGTAAGTAACATATTTATAGATATGAATTTTAACGAAGAAATATTTGGTAACAAGAAATTTTCGGATTTACTAAAAGACATCTACGATAACCAAAAGAAAAAGGATCGTCAGATAAATCTTTTAATTGCAGATTTAAAACCAATGTTGAATAACATTAGTGATGCTGCAATATTGGTTCCTGCAATAAAAGATTTCATTGAAGTATCTGTGAAGAATGATGAACATTTAGTAAAATTGGCCGCTGTTATACAGAGATCTTTGAGTAATTCTTCTGATGAATCATCGTCATTTTTAACGGATGAAGAAAAAGAAGCTTTATTAAAAAGTATAGAAGAAATTAAAGAAGAAGAAGAGGATAATAAAATTGGGTCTGAATTACCAAAAAATAGTTCTTAGCGGTTATGAATATGAATTTGTTCCGGCAGAAGTAGTTTATATTGATTTAACTGATAACGATAAAAAAAGACTCTATAAAATTCGATGTAGAATTTTAGGAGGATTTGGATCTATTGCTGCAAGTTCACAGTTAGATGCGTTACCGCTACATTCAAACATATTACATTTGCCTATTAAAGGTGAAATTGTAATGATAACAAAAGCCCCAACTGCATCTGCAAATGCAGTTGCAACATCACAAGAGTATTACTATACGAGTCCAGTTGGATTACAAAGTTCCGTGCATCATAATGCAGTTCCCGGTATTACTAAATTCTCTTCAAACAAATCATCCAGTAATCAAAAGACACTCGAAACTGTAAGACTTGGTGTAAACACAATAGTTTCAGAAAGAGTAACGCTTGGAGAAAAGATAGATACTCTTTTTCCAGAAAGAATAGATGTTTACCCAATCCAACCATATTCAGGAGACATAATTCTTCAAGGTAGATGGGGACAATCTATAAGAATGGGTTCAACTGTTAGAGAAAATACAAGATATAGTAGTTTACCAACATGGAAAGCTGGATTTGGAACAACAGGAAATCCAATAACAATAATATCTAACGGTATGAATCCTAAATTACAAAGATATAATAAATTTGTAGTTGAAAATCCCGATAAAGATGATTCATCAATATGGCTAACATCAGGACAAAGTGTAAGATTTACCGCAGGTTCAAAATACTCACCATCAACTCGATCTAATAAAATAGACCTATACAGACAAAATGGATTCGGTGGTAATCAAATTCTTCTTGCTTCTGATAGAGTTTTATTAAATTCAAGAAAACAAGAAACTATGATAATGAGTAAAAGTGGAATTGGTTTATCCACAGAAGGTCCAATTTCAATAGATGGTAAAAAAATAATAGAATTGGAATCCAGTAATAAAATAAATTTGGGCATAAATGCAGCATCTCCTGCGGTTTTAGGTGATAAGGCTGAACTTTGGATTTCCGATATGTGTGATATAATAACATCATTCATGGATGCCGTTATAAATGCTCAATATCCAACTTCATTTGGTCCAACTGGTCCCGCATTGAATGTATCACAGATGGCTGCTAGTAAAAGCCAGTTAAAACAACTGAAAGAAAAGATAAAAGATATGTTAAGTAAATTTGTGTTTTTGAATGCAAATTCTGGTGGTCCAGATGATGAAGCTGTTGCAAGTGGTGTTCAAAGAGAAACAAGTGATGGATCTGGAGTAACCGAACCCGCACCGAATGATTCATCAGTAGGCGGTCCTACACAAAACGAATGGGGTTACGATACTTCTAAAGATCCAGAAGAAGAAAATACCGATGATGATAATGCATTTCAAGCGTTTGAAGGATATGAATAATAATTTTGTTAATGGAGTAATTTGATGGCAGGTGCAGGATCATATACAGTAACTAGAAATGATTTTACATTTCCCCAATGTATTAAAAATATAGAGGCAAGTGGTTTTACATTACCATCAACATTTAATTTTTCAGAATGTCCTAATGATAAAAATACTACCGAAGAAGCTGCTAGATATAGAAAACTTGCAAGAGTAAATGAACTTGCAAGTCAATATTGTTCTGCATTTACGTGGAATGCTTCACCACAGACATTAAAATATTTAGTTAGTGGTAAATACATTGGAGACAATAATTGTCCTCCACCTGATACATCAACAAAAGGTTTGGAAGATGTTGAAAAAGAAAATGTAACTCCTCCGGTAAAAAAACGTAGGCTTGCTCCAAACTGGGAGGATGATAAAACATCTAGATCTCTTAATGAAACTCGTCCTGATTTAGTAAATGTATTTACAACACCGGCACCTAGTCCTAGTCCAACACCGGCACCTAGTCCTAGTCCAACACCGGCACCTAGTCCTAGTCCAACACCGGCACCTAGTCCTAGTCCAACACCTGCACCTTTACCAGAACCAGAAGGTGAAATAGAAAGACTTGTATTTGAGAATGTTGAGATTGCACCTTTTAAGTTGGAAGACTTAAAATCAGAGGAAAATAATATAAAATTAAAATCTGTTCAATACCCAAAAGTTATTATAGAATATCTTGACATACAAGGTCCTCTGGATCCAAATACTATGATAGAGGGTATAACAATAAATGATGCCCCATTTACTATTGAATCGAAAAATGTTGCAGGACCTGGAAAACCAGATGTTATAAATGATGTTGTTTTTCCGCCACAAAAAATTTATGGTCCAGAAATACAATTAAAAAAAGAAGATGGTGGTACTATACCTATAAAATTGGAGTATTTGGAATATCCATCGATAGTAATAGACACAGTAAATATTCCAGATCCACCTCCTGCTGATATATTTTTGGAACCAATAGTAATAACAGAAGAAAAAAAAGTTTCTGGTATTGTTTTAGATACACCAATAACTGAATCTGCTGAAGAAAGAGATGCAAAAAGTGCTTACGTAGTTCCAAAAATAGAAATAAAGGACTTAAATATTCCGCCTGAAATTACTTTTTATCCTTGGGATGCTGGAGTTGAAGCTCAACCAGAAATTACAATACAACTAAAAGATGCACCCTTTACCTTAGAAATTCCATCAATAGTAGTAAATCAAAATCCTCAATCCGAAGTTGTAATAGAAAATATAAACACTACACCTTTGGTTATAGAAAGTGTTAAAACTCAAATTCCATCTGGATCAATAGAAAGGGTTTTGATTCCTGAAAGAACTATGGAAATAAATGTTCCTGTTAATAAAGATCTTGGCAAAAATATTCAAGAACTTTTAAAAAACAAAAATAGAAAAGTTCCGAAAATTGATGTTAAAAATGTTACAATTCCAGTTGTGGTTAAAAAAGTTATTGTTCCACAAGAAAACTTAAACACTATAAATGAACAAAAACAGAAAAAGGAAGAAGAACAATCTACTAAAAAGAAAAATAATGAAGTTAAGGGAGATACATCTGAACCAACTGCAGAACAAAAAAGAAAAGTTGATGAAAAAAAAGGATCGGTAACAGATGAACAAAAAAAAGTTATTGCAAAATCATTAGGATTCAGAGAATCTGGAAATAATTACAAAGCTGTGAACCAATACGGTTTTGTTGGAAAGTACCAATGGGGTGCTCCTTCATTAAACGACTTGGGTATGGTTAAATCTAATGTTAGAAAAAATTCACAATTAAAGGATCCAAATAGTTGGAGTGGAAAGTATGGGATAACATCATTAGAACAATTTATGAATAGTCCAGACGTTCAAGAAAAGGTGATGAAAGATTGGATCAATTTATTGGAAAAAAGATTGAGGGCTCAAAAAATTATAGATGATACCACATCTTCATCTGATATTGCGGGGTATATTGCAACATCACATTTGTTGGGAACCGGTGGTGCTAAAAAATTAAAACAAGGAATTGTTGGTAAAGATGCAAATGGAACCAGTGCTGTTGAATATTTTAATATTGGAAAAAAATCTGGTTATAATCAACAACTTGTTGGAAAAAATAGATTTGTTAATTTAAACAAAGATGCGGATTCACCATCAAAAGAACAGCCAGAAGAAAAAAAAGAAACACAACAATCTACAAGTACAACAACAACACCGGCTGAAACAAAGAGAGCGGTTGCTAAAGTAAATAAGCCAGTTGTTGTAAGGAGTACAACTCCAATTACAGTAAACTCAAAACCCCCAAGTGACAATGAAAAGATAAAATTACAAAATGAGGTTACTAGACAAAAACAACAACAAAAAAATGCTGAAAAGGCGCAAGGTAAAGCCAAAAAGAAAGGTGAACCTGATATGGATATTCCTGTAAACAAAAAAGTTCAGGTAACAAACAAATCTTGGGAAAAACCGTCTGCAGTTAGTGTTTCAAAAAATAGAACAGTTCCTGTTTTTAAGTTTGGAGAAAAAAGACCAAATAAAATGCAGGGATCTAATCATCCAGGATATATCAGTCATGGTAAATTGAAAGATAGTGCAACAAAATCATTTCATTATTGGATAAATAAATTCGTATATGATGTTAAATGGAATGGAAGTTCATTTAATATGGAGAATGCAGATAGACCTGCAAGAATTGAAAGTAAAACATCATGGTATCCTTGGGCAACGGACGCAACTTTTTTAAAACCAACATATTCGCGTCCATCTGAAGAAAATTATTTAAAAATGATGTATGACAAACAGTTCAATAGATGGCAAGATTGGAAAAAATTATACAATAAGCCACAACCTGCAATATGGGATTCTGGAAATGGATTTCAAGTTGGTGTTTTGCCGTATGCATTTAATGCTAATTGGGATAATCTTGTTAGCAAATTTAGAATAAATGCTTTTGGTCTTCAAAATTTTCCACTTTCTGATGAAATAAAATCTAAATTATCGATGATGGATGTTGGTATTATTTTAAATTTTCAACAATCTGGCATAGTAAACCGATACACAGTTGGTGATAAACAGAAAACACCACCACCAGCTGCTTCTGGAACAGAACAACATTTAATGATGGTTACTGAATTAACCGGTAATTGGGTATTGGGGAAAAAAGGTGTTGATCCAATGATAGGTTTCTTTTTACCATCAAGTGCAGCTCCAAATCTTAATTGGGCACACGAACCTCATTGGTGTGGTATATTTAGTAATTATGTTTCTAGAAAATCTGGCCACTCTTTTAGATCTCCGATTGAAGTTAGAGGATATGAGAGGGATACATTAACAGCTGGATTGCCACTAAACAGACCAAGATTGGAAGAAGATGTAAACGAAGAATGGGACGAGGATTTGTGGATTCAAACGGTTTATGCAGTTAGAGGTGGTAATTTAAGTAAATACGCAACACATACTCCTTGGCTCATAGGTATGTCAAAACATCCTGATAATCCGGAACACCCATGGGACTCTGATTATATCGCAAGATATAAAAATCAAATAAATCAAATTTGGTTTGTTGAAAATATACATTATGTAAAAAACGGAAAGAAAGGTGGTTCATTAACGGAATGGGGTAAAAAACTTATATTGGGTGCAATAGATCAAAATATAATAGATTGGCCTGCTGCTTTTGCAACAACATATGGTCATGTTGAAGTGTGTGTTGGGTTGGATTTAGATGGAACTTTATATTTATTTGGAGGAAATAGTGGAGGTGAAGGATCTGACGATGTTATGGGTAATAAAATGGGATTCTGGGATAAACATATATGTTCATATGCTCCTGGAATAAAGGCAAAAAATCCATGGACTGGAGAAGGTTATGACAGTGGAGGGCATTTGTGTTTATCAAAAATGCAAGGTGGTCATGGTAAAAGACAGCATCCTGGAATAAGTGCACCTTGGGTAAATACCCCAATAATAGAAACATATAAAAACTATTTGGTAAATAATCCTGATCCAAAATTTCCAGTTTACAAAACATATTTAGATAGACTTCTTGCAATAAACACAATAGATATGGGTTTAGGTTTAGAAGTATCAACCGATTTACTTTATTAAGAGGTGTTGTATGGACAGTAAAAAGTTTTTTATGAAAATTAGAGAAATAATAAGAGAAGAAATTCAGTATGCATTAGAATCCAAAAGTAAAAATGAAACTAAAATTTCTCAAAAAAACGCTATTGATCACGGAATTAAATTGGTTAATAAAGTTAATGAACATTCAAAAACAAAAGAAAAATCAAAGTCACAAAATTTTTCAAGTATAAACGATTTGTTAGAAGAAACAAGAAGAAGTTTACAAGAAAGTTATGATATGGAAGATGAATATAGATTTGATTCTGGAATGGCAGAAAATTTTGGTTCAACAAGAACAGGAAATGCTATACCACAAGGTTATTCACAATCAGAAATACCAACAGAAGTAATGAGTGCATTAACAAGAGATTATTCTGCACTAATGAAAAAAATTGAAGAAAAGAAAGGAGGTTGAGTAATTGGCAAGATTTCAAAATAGAATTAGGTATGAACTAAACCAATTACCATCGGAACCAACACAAGTTTTACCGATTGGTGTTAGTATGCCGTTTAATAATCCTAACGGTGTATTTTATCAAACATATACAAATTTGGATCAAGTTAGAACAAATTTAAAAAATCTTTTACTTACTGCTACTGGTGAAAGATATATGTTGCCTCAATTTGGAACGAACCTTAGGTGGTTGTTATTTGAAAATATAAGTGATGAATCAGAATTTAGACAATCATTGGTCGGAACCATCACCGAGGCAGTTTCAACATGGATGCCATATTTAGGTTTATCTGATATGAATGTAAAATTTAATTTAACCGATGATGGTAGAGTAGTTGATCCAAATAATGCAGTTTCAATTTCATTTATAGCTAGTATAATAGGATCACCATCATATTTTCCTATTCAAATATTTATATCAGAGGAAGGTAATTTACAAGTAATAGAGGCAATATACAATGAGTGATTTGGTTAAAAAAGACATAAGATATTTGGCAAGAGATTTTGCATCTATAAAGTCAAATTTAGTAGATTTTGCGAGAAATTATTTTCCAAATACATATCAAGATTTTAACGAATCATCTCCTGGAATGATGTTTATGGAAATGGCTGCATATGTTGGTGATGTGCTTTCATTCTATACTGATGTTAATTTACAAGAATCAATGATACTCCATGCAAGTGAAAAGTCAAACATTATGAATATTGCACATTCACTCGGATATAAACCAAAGTTAAAATCAGCCGCAACAGTTGAGTGTGATGTTTTTCAACTTATTCCATCAAAAACTGTTGATGGTGAACTTGTTCCTGATTTTAATTATGCCTTTGCTATAGAACCTGGAATGATATTGGCATCAGACGAACCAAATGTAAATAATAGATTTAGAACTACTGAATACATTGATTTTAGATTTAGTAGTAGTTTCAATCCAACAGAAGTTACTCCATTTGAAATAGATGATATTACCGGCGAAATAACATTTTGGCTTTTAAAAAAATCTGTTCCGGCCATATCTGGAGAAATTTTATCAACGTCTTTTAATTTTGGATCACCAAAAAAATATGATGTTGTCCAATTTACAGAACCAAACCTAATTGAAGTTTTATATGGTGAAGATACAGAAGGAAATCGTTGGTATCATGTTCCATATCTTGCACAAGATACTATATTTGATCCAGTTCCAAATATTCCAAGAAATGAAAAACATTTAAGTATTTACAGAAATGAAACACCGTATTTGTTAAAATTGAGAAGAATATCAAGACGTTTTACGATGAATACAGATGGAAATGGGAATCATGAAATTGTATTTGGTGGAGGAATGACCAATTTAGACGATGAAATTTTAATACCAAATCCAGATTTAATAGGAAATTCTTTAACAGGAGTAGAAACTTCTGTATCAGTAGACATTGATCCTTCAAATTTTTTGAATACAAAAACATATGGTCTTGCTCCATCCAATACAACTATAACAATGTATTATACTGTTGGTAATGGAGTAAAAGACAATATTGGATCCGAAGTAATAAATAGGGTAATGTCCAGAACGATTCTTATAGATGAAACTGGTTTAGATTCCGTATTGTATAGCCAATGTGTTTCTAGTTTAGCAGTATCAAACCCTATTCCTGCAGTTGGCGGTAAAGATGGTGAAGATGTAAATGAAATTAGACAAAACGCTTTGTCATATTTTGCAACACAAAACAGAGCCGTTACAAAAGAAGATTACATAATTCGTGCTTATAGTTTGCCATCAAAATATGGTGCAATAGCCAAGGCATATGTAACAAGAGATACTCAATTAACATATGATGATATATTCAATAGTGAAAGGCGTCAAAATGGATTGGCACTTGGATTTTATGTATTAGGATATGATGGAAATGATAAACTTGTTTCTGTAAACAATGCAACAAAAGAAAATTTAAAGACATACATGAATTATCATCGTATATTAACAGATGCTATTGAAATAAAAGATGCATTCGTTATAAACATTGGGATTGAATTTGATATAATAACGCTTCCCGACCAAAATGGTAATCAAGTTATATTAAGATGTATTGATAGACTAAAAAAATATTTTAATGTAAAAAATTGGCAGATAAATCAACCAATAGTTATTAGTAACATTTATACGGAACTTGATAGAGTGGAAGGTGTTCAAACTGTAACAAATGTTAAGATAGTAAACTTACATGATCAAACAATGGGTTATTCACGTCATGTCTATAATATAGATAAGGCAACCAAAAATGGAATAATATTCCCATCACTTGATCCATCTATTTTTGAAATAAAGTATCCAGATACCGATATTATTGGTAGAGTGAGGGCATTTTAATGATATATTCAATATACCCTGATAAAGATTCAACGATATATGAAAGATATGATGAAATAAACACAGGTACAGATTCTATACTAGAATTAAGACATGATTTACAAGGTTCATCTAACTATTATAATAGCAGATTTTTGGTTAAATTTGATGTGTCTGGAATAGAAAATGATGTGAATTTGGGAAAAATATCAAATAATGCCAAATATTATCTTTCTTTGAAAATAGTTGAACCCTTTGAAATACCAATAGAATATAGTATCTATGCACACCCTTTAAGTGCTTCTTGGGCAAATGGAACTGGAAAATTTTCACATCAACCAAGCACAACCGATGGTGTATCTTGGAGATATAGGACATCAAAAACAGTTGGAGTTGAATGGGATATTCCACCTGGCGTTTCATCATTTGAATGGGATAATTTATCACAAACATGGGTTCAAAACAATAATACATGGGCTGGATCAAATATAATAGCTGATGTTACATCGTCTTATTTCACAAATGAGGGTGGAGGAACTTGGTGGAGCGCTGATAATTTAGAATGTTTTCAACAATTTTCTTATGAAGCCGGTGATTTATTTATGGATGTTTCACCGATAGTAAAAAAATGGATAACTGGATCTGGTAAATTACAGAATGATGGAATGATACTAAAATTTAGTGATGAAATTGAAAAACTGAATCAACAATTTTCAGCAATAAAATTTTTTAGTACAGATAGTAATACAGTATATGTTCCTAGATTGTATGTTGTTTGGGATGATTCTCAATTTGTAACTGGAAGTTTAACATCTGTTTCAGTAGAAAACTTAAACATAAATGTTAAACTAAAAAAAGAGTATTCCCAAAATGAAAAGGCAAAAATTAAAATATATGCAAATGATAGATACCCACAAAAAACATATACAACGGAATCTTATTATACAAAGAACTATTACTTACCATCTTCATCATATTATGAAGTTAGAGATGCACATACTGATGATGTGATAATACCATTTGACTATACAGGTTCAAAGATAAGTTGTGATTCCCAAGGAAATTATTTTAATTTGTGGATGAACTCATTTCAACCAGAAAGATTTTATAGAATTACAATAAAAGTTGAAACTGATAATGGAAGAAATGTTCAGATATTTGATAATAATTACTATTTCAAGGTTGTGCGATGAATGAAGAAGACGTTATAAGAAATAAAGTAGGTGCAATTCGTCATATAAAATTAGAAGAAAACACTGGAAAATTAAGAGTGGATATTGTTGATGATAGATTTTTATTGTCCAGTTTTAGGTACATAATAGACTCTACATTTAATGATTTAGAGGATGCAGTGGAAGCAAACGAAAACATTAAAAATAAACTTGCAAGTGAATATGCATTTGGTGGTGGTTCATCGGATAGATATTTCAGAGAATTGAATGATATTATAAATCCAGACGCAGAAACACCAGATTCTATGCAGGTTAAAATTGCTTCTCTTGAAAGTAGAATTAAACAATTACAATCACTTCTAAAAACATCAGCTGAATATCAGGCAGTTCAGGCGGATGAATTGGAATCTATTAGAACTGATTTGTTTAGAAAAATTGCACAGTTAAGTAAATTGGGGCAACTTGGAGGTGCTGAATCTACCGATGCTGTTGCAGATTCAACGGTTACTGATGAAACTATAACACAAACAACCGGTTCAGGAGAATCAGATTTGCCAAGTAATCCGAATAATAGACAATTTTCATAATAAGATAAAATAATATGTCACGATTTAGTTATAAAAATATAAATGATATTCTATCTGCATCGGAACCAATACGTGGTTATAGGAAAGATACAACACCAGAAACAAAATGGATTGTTCCTAGATTTGAAACATTAGATTCAGATACATTTGGATCAAATGAATCAATACAAAGTGTTGAATTACACATATTTCATCCAACTACTGGATACTTAAACAGTATCTATGATATACAAACTTGGAAAATAGAGAATACAGTAGAAGGACCATTTGGCGAACTTGTTTTAGATATTCATAAGGATATTGAAAACCTAAACCTACCCTCATCAAATTATAGGTTTGTTTATAACTTTTTTAGAAATTTTATAGGCGGTGCATATGAACAAAAAATGTTTATATCTCAAATATCTGCCGATAGAACCGAATTAAAAATTTCATTATCTGATCCAGAAGATCCTATTTCATTAGAACAATTAAGATTTTTTGTATTAGATTATTTGAAGCCAAAAAAATACTTAACACCTGTTGTTTTGAATTTTGGTGAAAATAGAATTGTAGACGTTATAAACATAACAAGTGACGGTAGTAAAACAAGTTTTTTTGTTAAACTATATGAACCTTTAACCGATGAAATAGACATATATTATGAATGTTGGGTTGGAACAGAAATATTAAAACCATACATTGACATTCTATCGGTAGAATTAAAGGAAATCCCACAAGACACACTAGAAATTTCAGGACCAAATTTTGAAGCATGGCAAGATTATTGGATTTCAAGTGAAACAGATTACAAATCTTGGAATGACTTATTATCAACAAATGTTCAAACCTCACAAGAGATATTAAATAGGTATATTTTTGATAGCGGATCATCTGTAAAGTTGAATATAGATTTTAGGGATTTTAAGAATTTTATTTTCTATTCATCTGCTGAAGATAGAGTTGAAAATTTTGTTTATAAAATGAATATGATTCATGGATATAATATACAGTTAGAATCATTAAATTCATTCACCGGATCATTCACCGGATCTCTAAAAGATGGTGTTTGGTCAGAAACTGAAACATCAAAAACTGGTTCATATTCAGGATCATTTTTAACAAACAAAATCAATATTCAAAAATTACGTGACAAACTAATCGCAGGTTTTGATGAATTTGAAAAATGGATGTATTATGAAACTACTGCAAGTAATTACTATACTTACCAAGAAGATTCACCACTAACACCCTATCCAAAATATTCGGTAACAGGCAGCGATTACATCATAGCAACAAAAGAAGGTAAATATAAATTTTACACTCCAGAAACAAATGAAGTAATTACTTGGTATGAGGATATACTTGATAAGGCAACGGATTATGATTTAAAAAATTATAATGGTTTACATAAGGCCATTCCAGTTTATATTTATGAGGATCCTGAAAACGAGGCATTTGTTACTTTTGTAAACATGATTGGCCAACATTTTGATATAATGTATTGGTATACTGATCACATTACAAAGAAAAATAAAAGAGTTGAAAACCCAAAAGATGGGTTATCACAAGATTTGGTTTATAATGTTACAAAAAATTTAGGATGGACATTATCACACGGAACTCAAGCAAAAGATTTATGGGAATATGCACTTGGTATAGGAGATAGTACTGATCCAATATGGACGGGAAAAACCACAACAAATAAATACAATGCAAGAACCGAAGAAGAAAGAACAAAAGAAGTTTGGAGAAGGATATTAAACACATTACCATATATCTACAAAACAAAGGGAACTGCTAGGGGTATAAAGGCATTGTTGGCTGCATATGGTATACCCCAAACTATATTATCTATAAGAGAATATGGTGGACCAGATAATGCAGATTTTGGAATGATACCAAAGGCAGATTGGGAAAAACATACATACTACATGAATTTTAGAGGTAGCTACCCATTACCAACAAAACAACAATATGTAAGAGTGCCTTGGGAAAGAGTTAATAATGATGAAAATACATGGACTTATCCAGATACCGTCACATTAAGATGGAGAATGGAACCTGATAAAAAATATCATTACACAAATGATTCCAGACAAACACTACTACAAAAAACATCAGGTAGTAATTTGGCGTGGTATGTAACTGTTGAAAAAGATGGAACTGATATTGAGAAGGGTAGTTTGAATTTTTATCTAAAAGATAATAATTCTTCTGTATATTTGAGTGCATCTATTGAAGATGAATACCTATATGATGATGTTCCGTTAAATCTGATGTTAAGAAGAAGTTATAGAGATGATGCAGAAACTGCATACCAAACATATGACTTAATATTAAAGACGGGAAAATATGGAAAGATAGTGGTTGAACGTTCTGCTAGTATAATTGTTAGTGGAACAATAGATGGTAATTTCAATAAATCATGGTCTTCCGATGGTAATTTATTTATAGGTTCTGGATCAAATCCTTTTACAGATAAAATTCTTACTGGATCAATTTATGAATTGAGATATTGGTCAAGACCTTTAAGTACATCTTCATTTGATAACCATACTCTTGCACCAAGGTCTTATAATGGAAATACATCAACATCTTCATATTATGATTTACAAGGACAATGGAAATTTTGGCAAAGATTTGATGCATTTGCAACACAAAGTTTGTTAAGTAGTCATCCAAATCAAAAACAACAAACTTTTTATAGTTCTTCAAAAAATGCAACATTAGTTGGTTTTGATTCTTCATCTTTTGAATCATTGGTTGAAACATATACAATGCAAGTTCCATCTGTTGCTGGTGATACACCATATGCGGAAAAAACAAGAATTGATTCTGGTTCATTAAATGGAGAACTTGATGTAGATGAATCATATGAAGTTTCAATGTTTGATAAGTTTTCTGTTGATTCAAATAAATTGATGATAGCATTTTCACCACAACACGTTATAAACGAAGACATATACGAATCAATCGGTCATGTTCAAATAGATGATTTCTTCGGTGAATATGGTAATATGTATGCAGAAGAATATCCACGATTAAAATGGTTTGCCAGAGAGTATTGGAAAAAATATCCAAACAAAAATGATTTTACTGCTTACATAAATTTAATATCCATATTTGATTTTAGTGTATTTGAACAAATTAGACAAACATTACCTGCAAGGGTAAATCCTATTCTGGGTTTAGTTATTGAACCAAATATACTTGAAAGATCTAAAGTTGTTGGTTTGAAGTCTTTTAGTGCAAGTGATGATATGGTAAGAGAAACGAATGATATTCGTAAATTACCAGAACCACACATGAACATCACTTCAAATAAAACTACAATAATGATTGGGTTTGACGAAGAACCTATTGAAATTGAAAATCTTATGATTACAAAAGATGTTGATTTTTCATTTACATTAGAAGGTGATCACACAGAAGTTGATGATGATATTGATGTAAAAGTAAATACAATCATGGTTGATAGTCAAAAGATTGCACATTTGGTGATTGAAAAACCAAGACCAATGGCAGAGTATAAACATTATGATATTAGTTTTTCCGGATTAAACGGAACAATGACGGTATTTACAAATTACTTAAATACCAATATAACAGTATTCAAAACGAAACTTTTTGGATCGATAGATACTGTTTATGACGGTCAATTAACAATGCCATTTGGTTCTGTTTACAACAGACTAAATGTTCAAAAACAAAAAGAATTAAATGAAGATGTTGGATATGGATATGGTTGGTATGGTTTTGCTAATGAAGAAACAAAAACTATTGCTTATGTTACACCAATAGAAACACATAGAACTCACGGATTTTACAAAAAATTCAATTTCTACTATCAAACTGTTGATGAACTTATTGATCAAGAATATACTAGTTATAAATTGACAGATGCTGAATATATGAATCCACATGATTTGCCAACTTCTATTAGAAACAGAAAATTTGACGGATGTAAAATATCTTCACCTGAAATAAATGAGGTGAATTATAGTGCAAATTCTGGACCATGGCAACCAGTGGTTGAAGTTAATAGAATATGACGAATAAAATAATGTTGGCATAACGTATTGTTTTTGTTCAAATGGTTATATTTATTGTAGTAAATAATTTAGTTTTATAAAAGGAGTATAGTATGGGTTATTTAGATAATACAACGATCACTATTGATGCAATTCTTACCAAAAAAGGTCGTGAGTTACTTGCAAGGGGTCGTAGTGCTTTCCAAATTACACAATTTGCTTTGGCTGACGATGAAGTAGATTATGATTTATGGAATCCATCGCATCCAGAAGGCGATAAATTTTTCGGAACAGTAATTGAAAATATGCCTATAACAGAGGCAATACCAGATGAAACACAGGCGTTAAAGTATAAGTTGATTACAATGGATAGGGGACAGACATCAATACCTTACATTAAAATAGCAAATAATGTAGTTGGAACAAATGGTGATGTAAAAATAACAAATCTTCAAGGTGAATCTCTTATAATAGAACCTAAAACATACCAAGTTGGAAAAAATGGTCCAATTGAAGTTACCTATAATCCAAGTTATACTTTTACATTATTGGATAACTCTTATGTTCGTTTTGATCCTATTGCAATCGGAGATGAAATGCTCGGTAGGTCAGTAACAACAGAAGGTCTTCGTGTAGTTTTAAGACCACAAGTTAGATCAATATCATCAGACAAAACAACAAAACTTATAGTTACAGGCACAGGTACAGGTGCAAGATTGGTAATTCCCATAACAATCACTTATGTTCCGCCGGTTACTACGTAATTTAATTTAGGTTTTTATAAAGTTATTATTTAATAAATGGAATTAGTATATGTACCCGATTAAACCGTATATGTTAAAACCCACACAGACAAGTAATTTATCAGGAGTTCAAGATTCTCAAATTCAAAAACTTGTTCATACTAGAGGATTGTGGGGAAATAGTGTTGCTAAACTGCTAACATTTTACACAAGTTCAGCACAAAATACAGACTCAAAAGAATATTATTATGAAGTGTGGTCTTCTTCTTCGCTTGATTGTGAAGATGCAAGAATGTTTTCAGTTGCATACGGTCATGTAAGTGGTTCAGGATCACTAAACGATGGAGGTCAAGTTTCAGATACACCAACAAGAGCTGTTTATTCTCAATATAAATTGTCTTGTCTTGATGGCGATGAAACCGGATTTATATTACAAGGAGAGACATCACCTATTTCTCACTTTTATGCTATAAACATAAACAGAGATAAATTTGGTGATAAATTGGATCCGGGTAATTTCCAATTAAGTTTGAGTGAATTGAACGGTAAATCATATGCTAATAATGTTTATACTGGAAGTAATGTTCAAGTTTCTTCTTCAAAGAATATAATTTCGTTAATAGATGATTCAAAAGACGAAAAAAATAATTACGAATATACTGGCAGACCATCACTTCCACGAAATTTAGTAAGTGGAACTCTTGCTGGTGGAATTTATAATCCATCTGCTCCTCATTATTACGGTCTCGTTTATCCAGATAGAGGTGTTATATTGATTGATGCCGATAAACTCAATTCAAAAATTTCATTCAATACTGTATCTGGAAGTAACTTGAATGGTGATAATGCATATAAATTATTTACATCAATAAGTGGTGCGGCTGCCGTTACAAAGGCAACTACGAATGAAGGATTTACCGCTCGTGCAGTTGAAGTAAAAAATCAACATTATGTTTTTGTTAGAATAAACAATGATGAATTTAATTATTCTAACAATCCAACATACGTTACTTCATCTACAAATCCATACGACCAAGGTTCTATAACAGAACAATCATTTATAGAATATCCATATTCTTATATTACTACGATTGGACTTTATAATAACGATGAAGAATTAGTCGCGGTTGGTAAATTAAGTAAACCAGTATTAAAATCATTTACATCGGAATTGTCAATCACAGTAAAATTAGAGTATTAAGGTTATGGAAAATTTTTCTACATACAAAAAATTTGACGATACAACAGATGTTATTTATGACCAAAGGGAGTTAATTACAGCTCCCTTATGGTCAAATTCACAGGCATCGTTAAGTTCAATCTATACAAGTTCTTTTCAAAATAATGTTCAAAAAGAATATTATTATGAAGTTTACAATAGTCAATCAAATGCATATGGAGCACAACCACAATTTTCAGTAGCATATGCTGATTTATTTGGAAGTGGTTCTGGAACTGGTTCACTTGAAGTTGATTTGTTGATAAGACCAACAAAAACAAATTATTTACAATATAGACAATTACTTTTGCCAATAGGAATATCCACATTTACTTTTATGGATGGTATGTCTACTGAACAAACATCTGATTACGTTTATATTATAAATGTAAACAGATCTAGATTCAAAGATAGAATGGACACAGGAAATTGGCAACTTTCACTTGCATCGATTGATCACACTGGTGGCGTAAACCCAACTGCAAGTATAATAACTTTAATAGATGATTCTGGTGGTGCAACTTCTGAATTAACTGCCCAAGGTGGTAGAGTTTTACAAATACGAAGTGGTAGTATAACAAATGGTGTGAAAACAGATGATACAACGCCATATGGTTTATTTTATCCAGATAATGGAATACTTGTTCTAAACGGTATCGCTTTAGATGCATCTGCTTCATTCAGAACTCTTAGAAATCCGGCTACTGCTAGTATCACTGGATCAACAGGAGTTATAGGTGCAGATAACGCTTATCGTTTGTTCACATCAATAAGTGGTGCTATGTCAAGAAACAAAACACTGTATTCATTTGAAGGTAGAACTAGCGAAGTAATATCATCTACATATTATTTTTCTAGATTGAGATGGAATGAATTTAATTGGACAAATAATCCAAGTTTCTTCAATCAAAGTTCTTCAAACTATGGTTATTTGAAACATAAGAGAATGGAAGTAGAGGGGCCACAAGTATACCCAACAACTGTTGGTTTATACGATAATAATGAAAATTTATTGGCAGTTGCAAAATTGAGTAAGGCCATTAAGAAAACGTTTGACCATGAAATGATAGTTAAAATTAAATTAGATTACTAATACGAGTTTTATAGATGAGCATTTTAGTTCCAGTTACAGAAGAAGATTACGGAAACGTAACGACCAGAACCGTTAGCGAAATATTGGGTGCAGTTACAACTGCACAATTACAAAATGATGTAATTACCGCCGATGTTTATTCTACGGTTGTAAAAAATATAGTAGATAATATTTCTATGATACCAAACGGCGATATGGTATTATCTACTATTCAGAATTGGAACCAGTCCAACTCATTCCAAAATAACATAATTTCTTCAGCATTAGGACAATCCGTTACTGCAACGGTTTCAAATACATCGGTGATGACATTTAACCCTGCACCAACTGCCGTTGCTGGAATAGGTCCTGGTGTTGGATCTGCTAGAAGTTTTGGGTTTGATAATACGGATGTTTCACTTGGTGTTGGATCTGCTAGAAGTTTTGGGTTTGGAACTGGATCTAATTTAGATTTAACTAATAGAAATAACCGTATTGGTATAGTTGATGATTTTGATGATCCAATTGCATTTACAACTTTATTGAATTGTTTGAATGATCCAACAAAAAAACCAATAATTCAGATAAAAATAAAACAAGAATTATATCAAACATCAGTTGGTTCTAGTAATCCAGATTTTCAATTTTTAGATGATCAATTTAGATGTAGACTTGTTGCTGATATATGGCATTGTTGTCCTGGTGAAGAAACAACTACTACTGTACAAAGATCAACAATAACACAAAAAAATGAAATCAAAAAATTAAAATCTAGAGTTATTCTTGCCGAAGCAAAAGTTTCATATTGGTATGAAGAATGTGGTGCAGATGGAAAAGGTAGAAGACCTGTTTATCAATGGTATTTTGATCAAAATGACGTAATAGATCCTACTTCTTGGATGCAATATGATTCCAATGAAAATATGATTCCATTGGATCCAAGTATTGTTGATTTATTGATAGACGGTAAGGCACAGTCATTAGGTCGAGGTAAATATCATTTAGGCGATGCATCTTCATGTACATTTTCACATGATCCAACATTTCAATGGATAGAATACCTTGATCATGAAATGGGTAAATATGGATTTAGACCAGCAGATGAGGCAGAAATATTCAATGGAAGTAATGAAAATGTTCAAAGATTAGGTTTTACAGATAATCCAGATAGAGTAAAGACTGTTCCAGGATCCGTTGGTGGTAATTTTGTAAATAAAATTGCATATGCTTATCGTGCAACTTGTGCTGGAAAGGGTGATTGTATAGGTGAAGTAAAAACGGAAGATTGTAATACAGTTGAAAGTGCATCACCAACCGTAACAAGAAATCAAAAAGATGTCTATGGTAATGATTTACCATTGCAAGAAAGAATACTCAATACCGAATTTGGTGTTAGAGTTGAAGGACATCCTTGTTACGAGGCAACAAGAATGACATATGGTAGATTCCAACCAATAGAAAGACAATGGACAATATCAACAATTTGTCCAGGAAAACCAGATGTTGTTCAAACAGAATGGAGAGTGGATAATTCATCTAATTTACAACCCGTTGATACTGTAATAAGATATACTGATGTAAAATTTGCATTTACCGATGATGGAAATTTAAAATATCCAAATGAATGTATCGGTAGAGAAGTTGCACGTGATGAAGAACCTTTTATAGATAAAAACGATCCGTGTGGTTGTTATGAAATATTGGCATCAAGAATAAGTGTTCAATATCCTGATTATCTAACTGCTGGGAGTCCTGGATATGTAAAGGGTCCAGAAATTGCATCTAGAATAGATTATAGTGGATTGGGACCTGGATTAAAATTAAACAGAAAAATTAGATCTGCAGAATGTATTGATGAACCAATACGAGTATATCATGCATTATTCAATGGTAAGGATATTTTATCAGGAAAAGAATCAATCAGAACTCGTGGTTTGTTCAATGGTTCACAATCACTCGATTGTATTTTTACTGCTTCAATGACAAATACATCTTCGTATGATTATTATTATGAAATAACCGATTGTGAAGACTGTGATAGAACGCCGTATTTTGGAATTTCATATGGACATAGAGGTGGTTCTGGATCATTTTATAGTGGATATGAAGTGATGGATTCTCCAACAAAGGCAATCTACACTCAAACAAGATTGTTAGGTCTTGAAATGCCTGAAAAATATTTCAAATTTTATGAAAATAATATTTTAACCGAAGCTGAAGACATATATGTAATAAATTTCAATCGTGACGCTTTTGGAACAAAAATTGATCCAGGTAATTTTGAAATAAATCTTGCACAATTAACTGGTAATGCTTACTCAAATAGTTCATATACTGGAAGTAATGTTGCTGTTAGTTCATCAGGAAAGGTAATATCTCTGATAGATACATCAGGTGACTACGCTCAAGAGTTGTATTGTCAAAATTCTGTTTATACTTCATATTATCTTATTAGTGGAAGTTTGTTAAACGGTGCTTATGACCAATTAGACACAACATTAAGTTCAGTAGACGGATCTGTGATGAATGCATATGGTATAGTATTTCCAAATATAGGCATCATAGTTTTAAATGCATCAAAATTAAACTCTGAACTTTCATTTAATAGTGTTACTGGAAGTAACATTCGTGGTGACAATGCTTATAAACTATACACATCAATATCCGGTGCCGCTGCATTAGGACATCCTATGAAGGCTAGAAGTGTTGATCAAAAAACAACAAATCATTATTTCATACGAGTTGGTGCGGCAACATCAAATTGGAGTAATAACCCAACATATGTCATAGATGATCCAACTGATTCAACAATAGGTACAATCAAACATAACTGTTTTACAGATGAACCGGTAACATACATAACAACTATTGGTTTGTATAATAATGCTTTGGATTTACTTGCAGTTGCTAAGTTGAGTAAACCTATTCAAAAAACAGAGAATACAGATGTTCTATTGAAAATACGTTTAAATTGGTAACATGGTTTAATATATTATGGCACTAAATGCAAAAGAACAAATATTGGTTGATGCTTATAAATCTGCACTACAATCAACAAATACCGAAACTATAAAAAGTGCTGCGGAACCAATACTGACGTTGATTACGAAGCCGGATGGGCAAAATGAATTAGATAAAATTGGAAAGGTAATTCGTTTAGTAAATGATTACATAGATAATTTTTTAGTAAAATTTAGTCCAAAACCAACTGTACTAATATCATTTGATTCTTGGTTAAAAACGAATAAACAATCGGACATTGCTTCTATAATAGAAGTATTGACAAAAAATCCATTATTCATTGAGTTCAAATCTGTTCTTCAAATTGTTTCTCCTATTACATTTAATTTGGGAACAACGGATTGGATTGCTTACTTTTTTGATCCTGTTTCTATAACAACAGAATATAGCGTTAGTGAAGTCGGTTGTATTGGTGCAATATCTGGCAGTGATGGAATGGTTATACCGATAGGTAGAACAATTAGGGTATTAAATCTGCCAATAACTGCAGAAATTAAAAAACAAGAACAATTTAAAAATAGAATAAATAGAATGACCGTCACACGAGTTGATGGCAAACGTGAAATAATAAAAGATAGACAACCACCAAAAATGGAAGTTTATTTTGCAACAAATGATAGAATTAGATTCGGTGCCGATGTTGAAACACAGAAGGTTTTATCAAAGTTATCATATCAATATAACAAAGGATTATACGAATCCAACACAACAAATTTCGTTAATCCGGTTCAATTCCACGATGGAAATGAATATTCATCTCCTCCATTTGCTCCAAGATTAAAAACTGAAAACACTGGTGATTCAGTATATGATTCATTGATTGCAAGTAGATCAGGTAAACCATTATACCAATTATACAATTATAAAATTGGTAGATTGTCAAATGAAATGCTACAACAAATAGAAGAAGATACTAATATATCCGCAGCATTTTTATCATCGTTAGACGTTATTTGGTTGGAACAAGAAAATTATCCTAATCAACCCGGATTGAGTTATGTTCCATTGTTTCCAACTTGGCCTAAAAATCTAAATGGACAACATATAAACAATATGGATCAGTCGTATAAGGATTCTTGGAATACATCAAAAGTAACTATGTACCCAAAATTCATATTTTTGGTAGAAGAAGATGTATTAAATTCTTTGGTTGAATTTTTTCAAAAAGTAAAAACCAAACCAATAGATTTTGCACCAACTCAATATACTGATGTAGTTCCAAAAATAGTATCGAGAAACGAAGTAATCACACCATTAAATGTTAAAGGTGATAAAACTGTAAATCCACTTGAATTTTTAACAAATCGTGGATTGATAATAAGATATGGACAACAATATCTATTAAATTATCAAGAAGATTTACAAGTTGAAAATGGAAAGTTAATGGTATGGTTCAGAGACGTTGTTTTGCCAAAACTGGGAACAACAGAAATATATCGAATGAATAATCTTATTACTGACATAAATTTTGCTACAGATATAGTTGCATCTCAATTATTTTTTCAGTTATATTCTAATTGGACAAATATAAATGGAAACATGGTTGTTGATGAAGTGACATTTTTTGAAACATATCCTGTATTAAACAATCAAATAGATTTAATACAAAAGTCACTTACAGAATCTTGGAGAGAAACAAATTCTACTGGAAATTCTGTTATATGGAAAACTATAAACTTAAAGTTATTAGTTTTATTAAAAGACTATTTGGAGTTTGTTAGATCAAGAGAATATCCAACTGTTTCTGAAATAAGTGTAGTAAAATCGCAATTTGGCATAATAGATGATTTTAGATATAGACGAGATTTTGAAGGTGGTCCTGTTGATGAATTGGGATTTCTGATTGATGATGGTGTTACTGAAAGTGGAATTGAAAGTGAATGGATTCCTACTGCAAACTATTCATACAAGGGAATATCGAAAGGATTTGATTACATTTCAAATGAAGTTGAATACAAGTCAAGTGGATTGTTTAAATGTATCGGTGAAAGGATGAACACATTTTTCACTGGATCAGCACCACCAAGTCATTCAAAATACTATATCCCAATTTATAACAATATAGTTGGTGGTGAAGATTCATACCACCAATTTGATATATCATTTGCACATAAAGCTGGTTCTGGTTCATCATTCTTTTTTGACGATGCAGAATACTATCCGTCAAAAACAATGTATAAAAAATATTTGTTAGAATGTTTGGGTAGAAGCACTGGTGAATTTACATTTAAGAATAATAAAACATCTGATTATTTTTACATAATACAATTTGATCAAGACTCATTTAAGGATAGAATAGATCCAGGAAATATACAAATAACACTTGCTCCAATTTCATCAAGTCAAAATCAGTTGATAAATACTGGAAGTAATTTTTCAATGGCAACTTCGTCAGGAACTATATTCACTTTAATAGATGATTCATCAGATGAAAGAGAGGAAATTACAGTTCAGGCGGATTACATACAAGATTACTATTATTTAGTTTCTGGTTCAATTCAACAAGGAACACACGATGATTCAAGTGCAAATGCATGGGGTGTAATATTCCCAAGAACAGGACTAATAATTTTGGATGGAACTGTATTGGATCAATCGTGTTCTTTCAATACAGTAACGGCATCAATGGATGGTGACAATATAAGAAAACTATTTGTATCTATAAGTGGATCATGTACATCAACTACTGTAAGAACTGTATCTGGATCTTGGTATGCTCGTTCACATGAAAAATATGTAAGAGAATCTTATATTTGTAGAGTTCATGCAAACGAATTTAATTATTCAAATAATTATACATATAGTATTCCAAGTGATTTGAATGTTTTACCAGAAAAGTTTAAGTTTGATTCTATTACATACATAACAAGTATTGGCCTTTACAATTCAAATAGAGACTTGGTTGCTGTTGGTAAACTAAAAAGACCTTTATACAAAGATAGTACAACCGAATATGTTTTTCAAGTAAGAGTGAGAAATAACTAATATGGGATTCATGGTAGATGGAGATGGTGTATACTATGTAATGAAACGTCTACGAAAAGGCGATTACACAGTAAGACCAATTACGGTTAAAAAGTTATGGGAGTTTTCAACAAATACTGCCAGTATAAACTATTACCCAAATTTTAATATCCAACCATTTAGAAATTTATATCCTGAAAATCATAAATACTTTGGTAATGTTGCAAATGTATCATCTTCTTTGTATGAAAGAGTTTTTCAATCTCAAAGTTTGGATCCAAAATTATTGTGGTACTATTTGGATCACAATTATTATGCTGATCATAAAACAGAAAAGATGCCATCAAACGTAACAGGTACAGATTTTAGTTCCTACTTGGCAGAATCAGGATCCATGTTATTGATACCTAGATCAACTGTTGGTGAGGGTATTTTAGAAAAATCATTAGAAATAACAAATTATAATTACTACACAGAATCACTTCAATATATTATGGTTGATGATGGTAATGGTAATGTAATAGATACAACATTTGATACTTCAAAATTTATTACAAATGATAGTCTTTTGTTGTATGTTGGATTCAACGAAAAATATAGAGAATACGAATTTGTTAAGAAAAAGTTGCCATATATTTTAGACTATGCAACTGAAACATCAAATGTTTCTGTAAGTAATGTTAGAAAAATAAAATATGAACCAGGTATACCAACAACCGATACATCACAATCATCGGGAACTTGTGCATCGTTAAATGGATCATATCTACAAGTAAATGAATCAAATAAATTTAATTTTTTAGTAAGAGAAGACTTCTCTTTCAGTTTTTGGATAAACACCCCACCATCACAATCTAGTGAAGTTTTGCCATATAATTACTTATTCAATAAGAATACAAAACGATTGGTGGATATACAAACTACTGATAAAATAAATGGAATGTCCAAAGTTACCACTAATGAAGAAGTCAGACCAACACAACAATATCCGTTTGATATTTCTATAACAAATTCAACATCCGATAAAAGTAATGTTATAAAATTTTCTCATTCGTCTAACTTACAATTTTCAGAAGCAACATCAAGTCAATTATCTTCTGGAAAATGGCATCATGTTGTGTGTCAAAAAAGTTCAAGTTATTTACAAATATGGATTGATGGTGTTTTAAATTCAAATGTAAGTTCTTCAATTTCTTTTCCGGTAACAAATAGACATAATTTTTATGTTGCAGGAAATGGAACTGATGAATCATATTTTTCTGGATCATTAGACGAAATACGAATTTATAAAAAAGGACTATCTTCTTCGGAAATATCCAATCTATATGATAATAGTTTAAGAACAGGATATGCATATCAGACCGCTAGAATTGGTAATATTTTTTACAAACAAGGAATAATATCTATAACCGATCCAAGACCAAAATATGCAAATGCATTTTTAGGAAAAAATGGAAACTTTGACTATGAAGTTACAAAACATGGATTTGATGGTAGATTTAGATCACAAACAACTTTTTACGAACATGAAATTATTTGTAAAATAAAAAAGAATGAGTTTAATTTTACTCAAAATCCTTCGATAAAAAAAGATAGAGATTCTGATGTTTCTCGTGTTGATGATTATGTAACAAGTTCATTTTTTAATCCATATGTAACTACTATTGGTTTATACAACGACCACCAAGAATTGATTGCTGTTGCCAAAATGGCAAATGCCGTTCCTAAAAAAGATGATATAGATGTTAATTTTATAATAAGATTTGATGTTTAATGCGTAGAAATCAAGTTGCAATAAAACATGGGTTTCGTAGTGGGTTAGAAGATACTGTAAATGATTTATTAAAAGAAAGTAAAAAATCATTTAGTTATGAAACTGAAAAAATATCCTACATACAACCAGAGACTAAACACAATTATACACCAGATTTTGTTCTAACCAAAATATCTGGTCAAAAAATGTATGTTGAAACAAAGGGTAGATGGGTAAAGACAGACCGATTGAAATTTGACCTTATATTTGAACAATATCCTGAAATAGACATTCGTTTCGTATTCCAAAATCCTAATGCAAAGTTATACAAAGGAAGTAAAACAACTTATGCCCAATACTGTGATAAGAAGGGTTGGCTATGGGCAAAAAAAGAAATACCGGAAGATTGGTTGAAAGATTGCTTGTAATTGTCACAAATTTTTACTATATTTGTGACAAGTATTATTTTACATAAAGTGTGTTTATGATTAACTACGATTTGTTATCACTTGTAGAAAAAGTTCTCGGTAAAGGTAGAAGAACATCTGGCAACAATTATTCGTTCTTTTCACCATTCATCAGTCATTACAAACCAAAACTTGAAATAGATTTATCAATAAACAACAATTCAGAAAACCCATGGCATTGTTGGGTTAGTAATGCTAAAGGTAGAAGTATAGTTTCTCTTTTCAAGAAATTGAAAGTTGGTAGACAATATCAAGAAGACCTTAATAAAATCCTCAAAACAAAAAATCTATACATTCAGAATAACAAAGAAACAAAAGAAGAATTAGTTTTACCAAAAGAATTTATCAGTCTTTATCAGTTTCCAAAGATAAAAGATATTCAGATAAAGATGCAAATGAAACAGGCATTGAATTATTTGAAATCAAGAGGAATTGGTAGAACAGATATTTTGAGATATGGCATTGGTTATTGTCCGAGTGGAAACTATTCTGGCAGAATTATAGTTCCATCCTACGATGACAATTTCAATCTAAACTTTATTGTTTCTCGTTCTATCTTTGAAGAAGATATATTAAAATATAAAAATCCA